AACATGGGCATGGAAATTACTCCAACAAAGAAGGACGCAAATTTGGAAGATGCTGCAGGCCGGATACGCATGAGAGACGTTGATTTCCTCTCGCGCAATTCTGTGTGGCACTCCGCGCTGAAGAGATACCTCGGGGCTCTTCAAGATGAGTCATTGTTCAAAGGTTTGTTGGTACGCCACACCGACATATCTCCCGAGGAACACATCGTTGCCGCTTCAGGTTCGGTGTTGTATGAGGCTTTCGCACGAGGTGAGGATTTCTACGATGATTTCCGCTACAAGCTTGGCTCCATCCTGGTGAAATACCGGTTGGATGCTACAGTTGATTGGCAGATGACATACGCAGAACGTGCGATTAAAAGATTGTCCTTACATGATGAGATGGTGGTCGAATATACGCCATCGGTAGAAGCTCGAGATTTACGGGGGCACTTACGGATTGACTTGCCCTGTCAGCCTTGCTTCGACGACGCGGCTCCTTTGGAGTCATCGCTATTCAGCGATAGGGCCAGCGTCCTAGATCCACTTGATGCATCTCCATATGAGGCCGTTCTGGAGATGTCATATCATAGTAGGCCTGCTACATCAAACAACACACAAACTACAAACACGATGGAGACAATCGGTCAGACAATGTTTCGGATCGATCGCCCAGACCATGTCGCTGACGATCATGCTGGATACGACATGTCTCGTGACTCGTCCGTCGTTCCGTCAATGCAGCTTAAAGATTGGTTTCAAAGGCCAATACAGATTGCTGATTATGAATGGGGCACGGGTCAGTTGTCGGACAATTTTAATCCATGGACCCTTTATTTGAACTCGGACACCATTAAGGAGAAATTGGCGGGTTATGCTTGGTTTCGCGGCACCCTCCATTTGAAAGTCGTGATCACTGGGCAACAGTTCGTATATGGGCGAGCTCTTTTTGGATATGATCCCTTTCCCGTTGCCAGTCGTAACAATCGCGTTTCGACCAACGACACGGGAGACAGTCTGCTAGTGTGGGGTCAATTATCCCAGCGCCAGCATCTTTGGTTGAACCCAACAACGAACACGGGTGGGGAGATGAAATTGCCATTCTTCTTTCCGCAGGATCTATGCCCTTTGAGACCGGTTTCCACGAATTCTCTTGGCACAATTTTTCTGGAGTCGGTATCGAATTTGCGAACCGTGCGCGAGACTGCCCCTAGAGCCACAATTACGGTTTATGCTTGGATTCCTGATCTTGTGCTGGCTGGGCCGTCCACATCAGTGGTCATGGAGAGCGGTGATGCCGAGGAGGCCGAGCAGACAAAGCTCTCGTCAAAGTTGAAGACGATTGAGCGAATCTCATCGGTGCTTACAAGCATCCCCGTAATAGGGCCATACGCTACAGCTGCGTCAGTTTTCGCCAAAAACGCAGCGAGCTTGGCCTTGTACTACGGGTTTTCGCGACCTGAGTCCATTGGTGCCACTTCCAGATTTTGGTCTACCGCCGGTTCTCCCATTGCTCATAGCGTAGGGCAAGGTGAATGTACACCACTCGCATACAATCCTAAATGTACTACTGTAGTCGATTCGCGTGTGGCTGGATTGGATGGTACGGACGAGATGTCTTTGCACTACATCAGATCCCGTGAATCCTTTTTCAATTTGTTCACCTGGTCAGAAGCGAATTCTCGCGGAGACCTGTTAGCTTCATTCCCCATTATGCCAATGTGGGGTTCGACTGCCACTACACCAGGCGTGGTTTTGCCCACTTCTTTAGCTTACGGCACGTTTCCATTTCAAAAATGGCGCGGTTGCATCAAAATGCGTTTTCAAATAGTTGCTTCCGCCGTTCACACTGGTATGTTGCGCTTCGTGTATGACGCGAATTCTGAGACGACAGGTCTGCTTGACATTGCTGAGCAGAACAAGCTTCGTGTCATAAACATGGACCTTTCAAAAGAGCGCGATTTGACCATTGAGTTCCCTTACATGTCATTTAGGCCTTATCTCAACACCACTACAGATTTTTATGGTGGTGGTTTTGATCTGAGCAATTCTATCGCCAATGGTATTCTCAGGATTTACGTCATGAACGAGCTTATCAGCTCGTCATCGACCACTGCGCCCGTTACAGTTCTTGTTTCAATTGCGGGCGGTGACGATTTTGAAGCCTGGTTGCCTGTTGGTAGGTACCAACAATATCAGCCAACTCTTGAGTCTGGAGGAGATACTCAAATAGCTGTAGAAGTTGCTGATAGTGCACCAGAAGGCGTCACGGAAACAACCATGGTTCAGTGTTACTCGATGCCTCACCACACGAAGATTTTCCACGATGACCCCATTGTGAGCGTACGGTACTTGCTCAAGCGATTTGTCGCCACAATGTTCATCAACAGGGATTCAGTAGGCTATATACGCATCAATACCCCGATATATCCCACAAACACGATCGTTGGAGGGAACATCTATTCATACCGGACGGCATTTCAGTATTGGGCCGCCGGTTACGTTGGATGGCGAGGAAGCGTCAACAAAAGGTTTTTAGGGCCACTGTCAGGATGCGTCACACGCACTGGCGGTGTTGGGTCGAATCCCACTTTCGTTGGAGTTACTCCACCGGATTATGGGCAGACATTGTCTCAACCAGTCCCCTCGGAAATCTTCCCAAGACAAGTTGGTGTGGCTAACGTCAATTTTCCATGGTACAATGACCAACGGTTCGCACCATCAAGCCTAGGCCCTGCAGTAACCACAGAACGGTATCAAGCAGTGATTGAAGTCAACCTTTCAGGAAATGTCGAACTCACATCAGCAGGCGAAGATTTTATGTATCTTTATTACGTCGGAGCACCCCGACTTTTATCGATATCATAAAAGCCTGCGGCGCAGAAGCTAAGCTGCGCAATATAAATAACTAAACAATAAACCCC